CTTGTCATAGTCAAATACCTCATCGGTTTTAACTTTGTTCTCGATCATGCGGCGGTGCATATTCCAACCATCACGGCGACCTAAATAGTAATAACGTGCTTCTGCATTTTCTTTATTAACGTGTATGTACCAGCTGATGCCTAATAAACCAAGCATCCCATAACACACTGCATAAAATATATCTACTGTAACCATATAGCCCTAACTGTCCGCAAACTTTGCGGTACAGGCATAGTGTTGCACCTGTGTACGACTCTGTGGATTATTTAGGGCCAGACTTAGATAACGTTTTGGTAACGATTTATTTGTAAAGTTTGCCCTCAAATATAAAACTGCCATCAGGCTGGATAGGGATAGTAACCACCTGGACTTTACGCTCATGTACATAGGCAACTGCAAAGCCTGTTTGCCAGTTTGCATACCCTCTAGTGTACGCCATGCCTGTTGAACTAAGATCAACCAACATGCCGACTTCTACTCCCCATACAGTACGCCCTAATTTGCCCCTAGATGCCTCTGTGAAGGCCGACTGGCCTAGTCTATGGGTGTGCCCACATACCACGCTTTTTCCATGCCTTCGAGCCCCATTTAAGGCCGTTTGTCCTGGAATTTGACTAAGTGGGAAAGTATCGCCATGCACTGCTATCCAGCCAGGCGCCCAGTCTATGCCGTGAGGACTGAATTTTATTTGTAATTTGTCATAGCCCATGAATCGCTCGTATTGCATTTCTGGCAGATTTAAGAAGCTAGGCAAACGCTTCTTGATTGATCGATAAAGTCTAATGCCGTGATTGCTACCGACCACATCTGTAACGCCTAGATAAATTAACACTTCTTGTGTAAGTTGCCGATCATCATTTATGTTACCGACCATCTCATCAATAGTGCCAACATTAAAACCGCCAAGCTGTGGGAGATCAATTTCATCTCCAATACAAATAGTGCGATGCGGTTTCCATTTGCTTAAAAAACGGCCTACAGATTTTGTTGCCTTCTCATCAAAGAAGGGTACTTGGAGATCACTGATAAACGCTATGCGCTTAATCTTCATCCTCATCTGGAGTAGGGATAGTTGGGATAATGCCATTGTCGCCTACTACCCAGTCTGGCATTGATGATGGACTATCCATTAAATACAGGCATACAGATTCTGAAAATCCAGCTTTACGTGCAGCTTTGAACATCTCATGCTTAGCAATATAAAACACTTCTAGTTTAGATAAAGGGTCGGGTGATTTACGTACCACACGCCTGTTAATCTTCTTTCGTTTACGAGTGCTAGCCATAATAAAATTATGACTTACTAATTAAGATAAAGAGATCATCGACACGCTTTTCTAATCTATCAATAGAGTCACGCAAACTTGTGCCTGAATTGGGTTTGAGTTCAGATAAGTAGGATTTAATAACCCAGCGTAGACCCACTAATAAACTTGTTAATATAGCGCAAACGCCAACGCCTAAACCAACCCACTCGTTCAGGCTCATGTTTCATCGGCACCGATGCCATAAGCATTATCGGATTTGTCTAGAGCCCTAGCTGCTGGACCTGCGAGCGCTGCAACAATCACAGAAACGGCAGGATCTAAACCTAATTCATTACTTGCTAAGAATGTAAGTAATGATACAAGCACACCTCTAAAGTATGATTTTAGTATTGCTTTTTGTTTCTTGCTTATTTTCATATCTTGCCCCCTATTAGTGGTATATCAAATGGCGTGCCATTTAGGTCGCCTAGTGTTGTAAAGCTAATATGTATGTGTCGCTTGTGCGGGTTAATGCCTTTGTATTTACGCCATTTCCAATTTAATATCTTCGAGCATATTCGCCTGTCAAAGATGACGTATGATATGCGTGGATCCGACTTGGCTGCGATTCTGATTTGGTCAGCCAGATAAGGTGCGAGGCTGTCGGATGACTCCAGCCGAGAATTAAGATCAAGACCTCTGACCCACCCGAACTCGTCTGGATTATGATCCGATTTTCTGGCGGAGTGACGGCTATCGCCCAACCATCCTTCTGGACTTTTAGTACACCTATCTGGAAACCACGTATCAACTTGATCTCTTAACTGCACACCAGCTGCACATAATTTAGGTTGCATTAGCTGAGAAGGAGTTTTGCTTCATCCTCAGTAATGCCTAGACGTGCAAGTAATGCTGCCTTAGCAATAGCGTTAGCCTTAGCAGCTTCACCTTTAGCAATTTGAACTTCTTTAAGAATTGTAAGTTCAGCTAATTCTGCTTTAGTCATATCTCTAACCAAAACCTCATCAGTTAAAACATTGTAATCTTGGAATTGTGCCATATTATTTTTCCAATCCGTAAATAGTAATAACGCCACTTCCGCCCGAAGGAATTGCCCATCCCAAACTTTCATAACTGGTTGTGTTGGCAATATATGAAAGTGATAATCTTGCTAAATTTGATGCACTTTGAAAACATTGAGCGCTTGTGTTTTTAGTCAAAAAAGGGCTTTGTATATCTATTGAACCGCCAATTCTTTCACCAGTTACCACGTATGGTTCAAATAAAGCAATTGTTATATTTGCTGATGAAAGTGTATTGCCATTGAAAAAAATCATTTGATTATCGTAACCACTTGTCGTATTTGTTGAGCCAGTTCTTAAATATATTGCGGTGTCCTCATTTGATGCACTTGTCCATTCGCTTAATACAATTTTGTAATTATCATAGGTGGCAGAAAAACAATTTGAAATCGAACCTGATGAACCGCTGATTGATGTAGTTGATATTTTTGTAAAAGACCCACTAGCAGCAGCAACGCCAGCTGCTTTACTAAATATAGATGCACCAGCAGCAGTAAAATATAAAACACCGCTATCATATTGCGACAAAGCCAAAGATGATGCTGTATTTACTGTGGCAGTACCCGCTGTAATAGTAGAGACACCTGCGCCAATGTTCTGTATAAATACTGTATCACCAGCAGAAAATAAACTTGTATTGACAGTAATTGTCGTGGCACTTGCGCTGTTCATAATTACAGTTGCACCTGCATCTGCAGCTACTAATGTGTAACTTGCGGTTTTAGCCGTAGCTGATCCACCACCCATAGCAGTCTGTTGCAGACTTGTCATCTGTGCAGCTGTAAGTACCTGCCCAGTGGTAAAGGTTTGTTTAGCCATTATTCTCCTTAGTAACTAAGCACATTATAGTCTAAAGTGCCGTATATATTGTTATTTAGAATCAGTGCATCGATGACTGGTTCAAGGGTCGTAAAGAAGACCCTAAAGCTGTTGGGTGTAATTGTGGTGGCTACGCCAAAGATTTGCAGTGTTTTGTCTAGGGTAGATCCACCTGGCTGAGTTGTAACTACTCGGATAGGATCAAAGAAATCTAATTCTAAGGCTGCAATAATGCCTGCGTTGTAATTATTGGTATATAGGTCTAATTCAATTCCGTTACATGTTACGCTGGTTTCGGCACGGCTAGCGACATAAGCCTGGGCATAATCTAGAGCTACAGCATCGGTCTGCATTAGTAGATCCTGGAGGTTATATGAGTGGATAAAGTATTTGTCAATAGATGGCTGATTAATTGCCGTCTGTGGTGATCCACCTGTACGGCTAATTTGGGCTGAATTAAAGATTAAGTCATCATCTAATTTCCAGTTGGCGTTAGCGTATGCAATACCTGTGCCATCATCGTTAAATGTGGTAACTGTGCCACCAATTGATCCTGCGGTTACTGCTCTATCTTGGAATACAAACTCTCCGTCTGTGTTTACATATAGCGCACCATATTCGGATGTGGCAACAGTAGTCATCGCATCTAGGGAAGTACGTGCTGTACCAGGGTCAGCCTGCATAGTAGTCAAACCTGCATCAACATCACGCATAGTCGCAGGCCAGTCGATCTGATCTAATATCTGATTAATTCTTGTGCCTGATAGGTTGCCAGCACTAGCACCTGTAATTGTTGATACCTGAGCATTTTGGGCAAGCCTAAACGCATCTACAGCTTGTATCGTTGTATAGGCAACTTCTGTAGCATCTTTAGGTTGAGTGTTGACGTATGAAGTAATAAATCCAGAAAATAAACTATAGGTAGTTGCACCATAGGTGGCAGAGATTTGCACCTTCTTCATCGGTGTCAGCAATTCGTAATATGGTCCTGAAGGATTAGTTGGGTTAAAATCACCATTTTGATCTACAATACGTAAAGTAAGTCGACCTGTTTGGAATTGATCTACCAAAGCATCACGGCCTCGGCTGGTTTGTATGTAGTTAATTTGATCTGATACATCAACAATTACAGCAGTACTATCTGCCAATATGTTTGTGTCTAATATGCCACTATCTAATATCATCGCTTGCGCAAAGGCGGGCCCAGTAGAAAAGTTAATTACTGCATTGATTGTTGGCACAGTCATTAGTTAAGAGATCCCGCTGGCAATAGTTTGTTGCCTGATTTTAATAACTGTAATACGTTTTGCTGAATTACAGCTTCTAGTTGCTGATCTGTAACTATTGTGCCTGCGTTTACAACTACTGTGGCTGTCGGTTGAATAGTTGCTGCAGCGGTAGCCTGTTGATTAGTTGTGCCTTGTGGCAGTCTGGCAAACTCATCTGGTGCAATTTGATTACGGCCTCGAGCAGTCATCTCACCTAAAGCGTTAAACAAAGCAGGGCCAAAATTTGTCAGGGCACTAGCGGCCATACCTGCAGCTGTGGCTAAAGCATCAATAGAAGCCTTAGCGCCTAGTTCAGCGTTTAATTTTTTAGCCAAAGCCTCGTTATTGTCTAGAATTGCTAACTGCGCTCTAATGCGTAATTTAGTCTCTTCATCGGTTGCCTGATTAAGTGCCAGGGTTAATCCTATGCGCTCTAGATCAAACTTATCTTTAAGTTTATCTACTTCTGACTTAGCCTTTAATTTAGCTATTGCATCTGCTTCTAGTTTGTTTTTCTCTTTTAATAATTTGTTTGCTCGCTCAATATCTTTAGTTGAACTTGTGCCTAAACTATAAGTAAAATTAGAGGTAGGTTTATTGCGTTCTTTGTTTCCAGCTTTTGCTAATGTTTCTAAATAAGGCCCTAATACTGGTATAAAACTTAATGGACCACCTAAATTTTTACTTGTTCCCTGTAAACCTAAAAATTCTTTAGTTTTAGAAATAAGTAAAGCCATCCCGTAAGTTGCATCTGCTATATCGGTTGCAAGATCAGTCATAGCCGTACTAAGTTCTTCTATAGAATTATCTTTGGCTAATAATTGCAAAGAATCTAATAAACCTTTTCCAATAATTTCAGAAGCATCAGCACTTGCTACTTTGAGCAAATCCATTTTTCCAGCATAAGTATCTAATCTAGCTGCTGATTGGCCCGCAAACTTCTGATTAAGTTCGGCCATAATCTTTTCCATGTTGCCAGTCTTTAATGTGGCCTTGCTTATGCCTGCACCTAATCGACTAAGCCCTGTAGTGTTGCCACTAAAGCCACGTGTTAAAGCTGCGCTGACCTCGGTGAGTGATTTACCTGTAGCCGCACTTATGTTTAAAGCTGTAGATAATGCGTCTTGGCTCTGAGTAACAGATCCAGTAACTGTCAATAATTGTTGGAAGGCTGGGCGTAATTGATCGTCTAATACGCCAGTAGTCTTCTGTAAATTGGCTATATAGTATTCAACAGATGGTGCCGCAAATGCAAAGCCAGTATTTTTAAGTTGTAACTCTAAAGCCTTAGCAGCTTTCTCATCGGCCATAAATGCAGATACAGCTTTCTTGCTGTAATTAAGTAATGCAGTGGCGCTGAACACTCCAGCAAATACTTTGCCAAAACTCTTAACTTGTTTTTCAAATGCTGATACTTCTTTCTTACCCTTTTTTAATCCTTTGTTATCAAAGGTGCTAAGTGCGGAGACTACTAAAGTAGGCACAATTATAACCCCTTAAATCCACGAGCTGATCGCTCTTTGTAAAATCCTAATACCTGCGTCTTTTTCTCTAAAGGTAATTTTTTGTAATAAGCAAATACTGCATCGTTAATGGCTTTTTCAATATTTTTATATGCATCGCCTTGTTCTTCTTTCCAAGCCTTAAAAATGGCACGGCCTTTATTTTTGCGACCTCTACGGCCGACTGATCCTGCCATAGTTGCATCTTCTACGCCTGGTAATGCAGCTATGAATTGAATGCCAGCATTAGGGTTTAGTGATGCGCCACCTTGACCAGAAGTCTTGCGACCTGCAGTCTCATAAATAGCACCAGCTGCAGATTCATTAGATACATAGTTGTAAACGCTATACCCTTTTTTGTTTTTCTTATTAGGTCCTAGTTTGTATTTAATTTCTGATCTAGCAGTTTGTTGGTCATAGGCGGGGAATGGTCTGCGCTGGCCTGGTTGCTGTGGCGCTTGTTTAAGCCAGCCACTTAAAACATTTTGATTGGCAGGTAAGTATTGTTTAGCCTTATTGGCGGTCTTTAACATAGGGGCTTTCAAACTTGCCCTAACGTTTTTGTACATATCTTCGTCTATTTCATCAATAGCCTTAAGGAACTCTCTAACGCCGTTTACCACGACTGGCATTTTTGATCTCCTTAGCTCGGTCTGTCAATACCTGAATTATTGCTAGATACATTTCAGTATCCATATCAATAAACTCTCTGGGCGGTATTCCAGTCTCTACTGCTAATTGCGCAATAGTGTAAGCAATAGAATTCCGCTCAGTTATTTTTTTTCTTCGTCTAATACCTCAACAGTATCTAGAGTGTCTATAAACTCTGA